ATCCAAACTTACCTTTCGGTGCAAGATCTGTTGAAGTTGCAACTGATAAAAAAACAGGTTTAGATATGATGATTGTTCCAAGAATAGAGAATGGTCAAAACGTTGGAACAATGGCTGTTCCTATGCAATATACTGACTATACACCAGTCAAAGTATCTGAAGCAAGATTAGATAAAAGAAGAAAACAATTAAGAAGTATTCAACAAGGTTATGAATTAACACAAAAAGTAGACCAACTTCCTAAAGGAACTTTTGGTACAAAAGGTACAACTAAACTTTATGTAGAAAATGTATTAGGAACTTTTGGTGACATAGGTGAAATGTTAGGTTTGGGTAATTTAGGTACAACTGAATCTCCAATAGATGCAACAATTATTAATGATTACATCGGTGGAGAGAAGTTAGATGAAGCAGGTAATGTAAGACCTCCAACTGAAGCTGAAAGAAAAGAAATGAACGAATTACAAGAACAATATAGAAATGAAATAAGAGATATTACAGCTGATATTTCACCTAATGAAACTGACTTAGATAATATAACTAAAGCAAGACTAATTCAGGTTAGAATGAAATACATCCTTGCAAACGCATTAAAAGATGAAGATAGATTGACAAGAGCCGACATTGAAGATGCTGCGCAATCAACAGAAGTATTAAAATTCTTCTCATCTGACAAAGCTATCAGATCAAGTTATAGAAATTTAGCAAAGAACTTAGAGAAACAATTTGAAAGAGTAGGCACTGACTTTATCGAAGCTGGTGGATCTGAAAAATATTTAATGTCTTTTGATAATATGCCTTATATAGCAGAGATAAAAGCAAAAGCACAAAATGCTTTAATGTCTAATCAAATACAACAACAGAACATGAATGTACTTGGAACTATTAAATAATGGCTACTTTACAAGAATTACAAACAAGGTTAGATAATAAAACCTTTGACCCTTCTGCTCTTAATAAAGAACAAAGAGTAGCTGTAGATAATGCTTTCAAATCAGGACAACTTAAAGGTTATTCAAGCGTTTCAGAAATAGAAAAAGAAAGAAACATTGCTAGTAGAGTAATTGCTGCAGAGAAAGAAAAGAAAGCAGATCCATTTAAAGTAGCAACAAGAGGTAAGATTCCTTTTACAGATGAAGGAGTTGAACGATCTGATTTAGAATTAGCTGGAGATGTTACAGGAAGTGCATTTGTATATTTAAAAGATGCTAAAAAAATTACTGAAGCATTTACTAGAGATCCTGCAGCAGGTTATGGTGCAGATAAATTAAGAGCTGCGGCTACAGATTTTGATAAATTTGAAAAAGCTTTTCAAAGATTACCAGTCATTAAAGGTGTAAAAATATTACAAAAAACTGCAAGAGCTTTAGGAAAATTCGCAGATGGATTTAGAACAGTATCCAAAGCACCTACACAATTATTAGTAACTGAAGCTAAATCTCAATTAGCTGGAGCAGGAGGAGCTGGAGCAGGTTCTGTTTTATATGATATGGCAAATGTAGCTACTGATTTTAACGTAGCTGTAAATAAAGACCTTGCTGCTATATCTGATAACGATATTAAAAAACTTCCGTATGCACAGCAAGTAGCAGTACATAGTGCAGAGGCTATGCGTAATGCTTTGTATTTTAATTTAATAGGTTCTTCATTAGCGCCGATTTTAAATGTAACTTTAAGAGGTATGAAAGGCGCATTAGGTTTAGGGAGTCCAGAAGCTAAACAATTAGCTGAAGCAGCTGAGAAACAAGGTATTAAATTATCTATGTCTACTTTAGCAGATACAGGATCTATTGGTGGAAGAATTATACAAGGTTTTGAAAGAGTCTTTGGTGTAATTCCATTAGTTAACGTATTTGCAAAAAAACAAAGAGCTGCTGTAGAGAAACAAACATTTGAAGCATTTATTGATCAAGTATTAAGTAAAGCACCTTTGGAACACGTAGGTCTGATGAATTTAAAATTTTTACCAACTATGAGAGCTAACTTTGAACAATACTTTAATATGATTCAACAAAACTATGCTCTTGTAGATACTATCGCAGAAAAGATGGGTAACCCTAAATTTATTCCAACTGCTGGTATGAAAGAAGCGGCACAGAATTTTATGACTAAAATGGAAGCCTCGTTACCTCCTGAAGTGTTAGGTAGAATGCAAAGGGAAGGACAAGCGTATCCAGAATTTTTAGCAGCTAAAATGAGAGATTCAGGGTTTGATGATTCTTTTACAGATATAATTAATAAAGTTAGATCTTTAGATGATCAAATAACTCCTACAGAATATCAAGGTTTGATGAGACAAGTTGTAAATGGAATGTCTAAATCTAAAATGTCTGATATTAGAGGGACTTTCCATAATGTAATGAATGCAGCAAGAGAAGATTTTAATAAAGTTGCAGATCCAAATAACATACAAGGATACTTAGCAAGCAGAAACTTCAAAGAAGAGTATCAAAGAATTTTAGAATCAAATGGTGAGCAAGCTGCAAAAGAATATTTAACTAAAATACAAAGTGGTATGCAAGATTTTGGTAAGCAATTACAAGTTGCTAACGGTTTCTTTTCAACAGTTACTTCCGCTTTCAATAGTCCTATTGCCAAAAAAATAAGAAATAGTTCTGAAAATGTATTTGCAACTAAAGGTTTATTAGGTGTTATGCCTGAAGGAAGAATACAACCTGATGAGATATGGGAAAAAACAATTCAACAAGTATTTGCAAAACCTAACGCAGGTTCAATGAGAGAACTTAAATTTATTTTAGGTGTAGATAATCCTAAAAATGAATTAGGAAAACAATTATTTAATAGAGCAAGATCTGTTTATTTAACTGAAGCTTTACTGAACTCATATACTAAACAACCTATGATCCCAGGTAAAACTATGGGTGATATCATGGATCAAGCTAGAGAACTTGGTGTAATTGATTACAAAGGTAATAAAGAAATATTTGATATGGCAGGCACTACACAGTTAGAGGAAGTAAAAAGAATTAATCCTCTTATGGCTGATAGATACAATTTAGGTGATGTAAATGTAAGGGATATTAAAATGGCAGCTAAAGATGCTGGTGAATTTAATATTAAATTATTTAAAGAACAACTAGGTTTAACAAGAAAAAATATGTCTGATGAGGCTGCTAAGATTCAAGCAATCGATAAATTTACTGAGATGTATGGTGGTGGAAGAGAAGGTAAAGAAGCTGCTAGAAACTTAATTCAGTTAATAGACATCATGGATAAAGAATATGGTAAATACATTTCTGATTCTAACTCATACCTAATGAGAAGAATTATGTTATCGGGTGCAGGTCAAACTGCAATTGGTGGTGGTTTCTTAGCAGGTGCTGCGGCATCTGGAGGTGTTATTAATGCTTTACCTTTAACACTTATGTTAGCTTCAGGTGGTTACCTATTAGCTAGTCCTAAAAGTTTAAAATACATGTTAGATGTTTATACAGATTTTGAAAGATTAGATAAGTTAGGTAAAAAGGTTACAGTTGCTAATGTACCTAAATCTATGTTTAGATTATTAAACTGGGCTTCAGAAGAAGACAAAGACTTTCCTGATGTAGATCCTAAGAAAATTAACTTTGAAGAAGTTACTGATTACTTATTAACTAAAAACATATTAATTCCTGAGCTAGGCTTTAGTCCACAAGCTGTAAATAAACCACAAAGAGATCATTTCTTTCCTGAATTAAAAGTAGTTGATAGAAGCTCTGAAGCACAAAATTCTTCAGGTATTAATTTTTTAAATGGTTCATTACAAGGTGGACAAAAAGCAGAGCAGGTTGTTAATTTTCAACCAGCTGCACAACAGCCTCAAGCAATACCTCCAGGATCAGTAGGTAACATACCTTTAAATGCTCCTGCATACCAAGGTTTAGTTGCACCACAATATTTACCGCAAAATCAAATGAATGCACAAAGACAACAACAGTTTCAATCTTTATTTCCTAATGATGCATTAGGAGCAGCAATATCAGGAAGGGCGCAGTAATGTCAAAAAAATTAAAAAAATTAGGTAAAGCAATTGCAGTGGGAGCTGTGTTAAGTGGTATGGGTAAAGGTAAAACTTTAACTGGTGAGACAATTAAGAAAGTTCCTGTGACTGTAGAAAATATTGGTACAAATGATATAGAAAATAAATATTCATACCTATATGAATTTCCAACTAAATTAAAAGGTGGTGGAGAAGTTTATTTAGGAAAGAACGTAGATAAGGATTTACTATAATGCCTAGAAAATCTGCAATTGACAGAATAGATCATCATGAAAAAATTTGTAGATTGATGCAAAAGCAAACATTTGAGAGAATAGATAGAATGGAAACTAGAATAGCTCGAATGGAAAAATGGATTGTTGGTGGTTGTGTGGCTATAGTTTTAGCTGTACTTTCAAATCATTTGTAGTATATACATTGGATGAAAATCATCCGAGAAGAAACAAAATTCACTATTACAGATTATAAGTGGGATAACCGATACTCATACAGTAATTACTTTCGAGACGACGACCACGGACCACGAACCTACAAGGTAGGAGAGAAAAAGGTACCTTCAGTTACAACCATATTATCAGCAACTCAATCACCAGAAAAGAAAGCATCCTTGGACGCCTGGAGAGAAAGAGTTGGTTATCAAGAAGCACAGCGAATCATGAATCAAGCTGCCGTAAGAGGTACAGAAATGCATTATGTGCTAGAAAACTACATAAATGGCGTAGGATACTTTAATTTATCAAAAGAGGGTGCTCAGGCCAGGTTAATGGCTCATCGCGTAATAGAGGACGGCTTAGGCCCCTTAACGACGATATTTGGGAGCGAGGTAAACCTAGCATATGAAGATCAATGGGCTGGTTCTACAGATTTAGTAGGGTTATATGAAGATAAGCCTACAATCATAGACTTTAAACAATCAAATAAACCTAAAAGAGAAGAGTGGATTGAAGACTATTATTATCAAATTGCAGCATATAGTTTAGCACATAAAAAACAACACGGCGAGATCTTGCAAGGGTTTATAGCTATTTGTACTAAAGACTTATTGTTTCAAGGTTTTAAGATGGATCAATCGAAGTTATCTGAATATGAAGATAAATGGTTTAAAAAAGTAGAACAATATTACTCTACATTAGCCACTTCTTAACCTGTTCTCCTAAAGTCTGTGCAGATAGTTTCATTTTTTTATCTAACGCGCTTACTATAAATTCATCAATTGTTTTTTCTGCCATAAGATCAATGTAAGTCACATTTTTTTCTTGACCGATTCTATGAGCTCTATCTTCCGATTGTTCACGTACTTCCAAGTTGTACGAATTAGAGAAGTACACAACATAGCTAGCAGCTGTAAGAGTAAGACCATAGCCACCGGTGGAAGGATTACCAACAAAATAACGGCAGCTATCATCATCCTGAAACCTTCTAACCGCTTCTTGACGATCAGTCGTTGACACTTCTCCAAAAATAGAAACCACAGACTTATCACCGTATTTCTCCTTCAGTTTACTAATAATCGTTTTTATGTTTTGTACATAATTAGCCCATATTATAAACTTTCCATCAGACTCCTCCAATATGTTTAGTAATTCTTTTATCTTAGGACAATCATCAAATACCTGCACAGTTCCATCATCTGAGTTAACAAATCCATTTGCTACCTGGTGTAGTCTAAGTATTTCTGTAAGTTTGTTTTGAAAACTGACTTCATCTTGATTAATAATTGCATAAGCAAACTTCTTTAATCTTTCATATACTTCAGCTTGTTTCACACTTAAAGTAACTCTTCTGACAGTGTAAAGTTTATCGGGTAAATCTAAACAATCTTTTTTCTTAACACGATAAGAAAATGTTTTTAATTTATCGGTTAACTCTTCAAGATTAGTATAATATTTAGGGAATAACATTTGTTTACCGCCCATTTCAATTTGTTGCATAACTGCATACCTAGCTCTAAATGTAAAAAAAGAAGTGAACCCTAAAAGATCTGGACTTAGGAACTCACATTGTGTATAGAGATCTAATGGAGATTTTGTTATTGGGCTCCCTGTTAGGATTCTTTTGTACGCTACTAGTTTACCTAATTTACAAATGTTTCGTGTTCGTTTTGCTGATCTGTTTTTTATTGTGGTGGATTCGTCTAGAATCCAAAGCATCTTCTGACCATGATACTTAATTAATTCTGATATAATACTGACTCCACTTTTGTGACTAAGCGCTTCGACATTTATTAAATGCCAAATAAGTTTACCTTTACCGTAAACATTTTTATCTTTGTGTACATGTATTTCTGATTCAGTGTGTGAATGAACTTCTATTTCTTTTATCCAATTACGATAGACTGAATTAGGTGCAACAACCAAGACATGAGTAATAGCGCCAGTAGTATAAAGATAGTTTGCATTGTCAATCGCAACTTTAGTTTTGCCTGTACCCATCTCCATGAAGTAAGCATAGGCTCCCCACTTGGCACCTTTTTGTAAAGCTGTTCTTTGATGTTCAAATGGTTTTGTTTTGTATTCAAATTTTTTCATGTTTCGTCCTTCTATGCATTTTGATGCATCGGAAAAATAATTATATTTTTTTCTTGACGATGTCAAATTATTATTTTACATGGCATCAAGGAGGTCACTATGGACTTAGAACAAATATCGAAGAGTATTACTCTTGATACAACAGCAATGGAAGATATTGCCACTGCCTGTAATAAGTTATTGGACGTTCAGAAGGAAGTATCAGAGCTAGAGGACAAACTAAAAAAGAAAAAAGAAGAAGAACTGAAACTTTCTGAACAAGATATACCAAACTTAATGCAGAAAGCTGGTGCAGCTTCTATTAAACTTACAGACGGAACCGCAGTTGAAATCAAACCATACTATGGTGCGAGAATACCTGCGTCTCGAACTGAAGAAGCTTTTGATTGGCTTCGTGAAAATAATTTTGCGGATCTAATTAAAAACAATGTAACATTAACCTTTGGTCGTAATGAGGACAACGTAGCAAAATCTATAGTTGACGATTTGCGAAATAAAGGGCATAATGTTAAGCAAGCCGAAAAGGTAGAACCGATGACTCTTAAAGCTTTCGTAAGAGAGCAAATTGAAAAAGGGAAAGACGTTCCTGCCGATTTATTCGGTGTTTATGTAGCAACACGAACAAAGTTAACAACGAAGGAGTAACATGCAAAACGCAAAAGATGCAGCTAATAGTGTAGCTGTGAAAAAAGAAGCGGGTGTTCCAACGCAATTTAATTTGGAAGAGTTAGCAGGACAAGGACAAGAATTTGTCACTGCAAGGGATACTAAACTCCCAATCTTAAAAATCCTTTATAGCAATTCACCTGTGCTTGACGAATCAGATGGCAAGTATATTGAAACTGCTAAGCAAGGAGACATTTACAACGAAACATCTGGAAGTCTTTACAAAGGTAAAGATGGATTAATTGTTGTACCATGTTTATATATAAACACGTTTAATGAGTGGAAAGACAGAGGCGATAGTCCTGGAAGACCAGTTGGTATCCATATGGATCCATCAATCATGTCTCAAACATCGAGAGGTGATGACGGTAAAGACAGACTAGAGAATGGTAACTATGTAGAAGATACAGGTAACCATTTTGTTTATGTCTTAGATAGTGATTACAATCCAGTTGAGACTGCATTGATCTCTATGAAATCTACTCAGAAAAAGAAGAGTAAGACTTGGAATTCTATGATGCAGAGTCGTAGAATGAAGGGTAAGAAAGGTTTCTTTACTCCACCGTCTTGGGCAACAGCCTATAGACTAAAAACAACTAAAGAGAGTAACTCACAAAACTCTTGGTACGGTTGGGTCATTGAGTTCGATAGATATCTAGATGATCCAAAATTGTCGGGTACATTAGAGTCGACAAAAGCGTTTTATGAGTCCGCTAAGCAAAGCGATATCTTTGGTAAAGTTGACTTCGGTAAAGAAGAATCTGCTAAAGTTAAGCAGGTTGAAAATCAAAGTACACCGTTCTAATGCAAAAAGAGTTACTTCAATTATTTGAAGGAGACTCTTCCCAGTTCATCACCATCTCTCTAACGGGAGAGATGGATGAACGGGGTAAGCGTAAAGCCTCATATCTCACGGTACACGAACCAGTCACAGAAGAATTGTGGAAAAGTCATGTGGATGGTACACAACAGATAGGTATAAGACCAGAAAATGGCGACAAGCTTAAATGGTCTTGTATAGATATAGATCCAGCTAACTATAAAGAATATACATCTAAAAAGTATGTAGACATAATAAGAGATTTTGAATTACCCTTAGTGCCTGTAAAATCTAAATCAGGCGGGTTACATTTATTTATTTTTTTTAGTGATTGGGCTGATAAACAAAAAGTTAAAGATAAGTTAGAAGAAATTAATAAAGAATATTTTTTATCAAAAGAAGTATTTCCCTTAAACAAAGGTGTAGGTATGCCATACTTCAACGCAAATGCTGCAGTTGAATATGCATTTGATGATACTAACACTCCATTAATGTTGGGTGGGTTTTTAGAACTTGCAAAAAAGAAAACAATTAAACCAGAAGAATTTTTTAAGTATAAAGTTACAGAGTACAATGCTGAAACAGATTGGAGAGATTATCCACCATGTGTTCAGAAAGTAATACAGGAAGGTTGGACAGGCGACAGAAATAATATGTTGTTTAATGTTTGTGTTACTGAAATGAAAAAAGCAGAGGGTAATCTAACTGTAAGACAATTAAAAGATATCGCATGGGAAAGACAAAAAACAATTTTTGCATCACATCCTAAAGGTCCACTTAAAAGAAATGAAAGTGACGGCACTGCACAATCCGTGCATACAAAAGGTTATGAATATTTTTGTCCACCTAAACATAATTTTGTTTCATCTATATGTGATAAAGAAACATGTAAACTTAGAAAACTTGGTATTGGTGTTCAAGCACCAGATATTAAGAATGAGTTTGAAAACTTAACATACACTGAAGACTCAAAAGGTATTATTTATGAATGTGATTTTAGAGATAGACATATTACTTTTAAGCCAGAAGATACTAAAGATGAAAAGTCATGGAGAGTATGTTTAGCTAAATACAGAATATTCTGGTTGACATTACCAAGACCCAAAAAAGGACCAAGTCCATTTGAGTTATTGATGAAACATTTATTAGAGTCTGCAACAGAGAATACCGCATTTAAGTATGAAGATACCAAAGAAGAAGAGAAATACAATACACTTAAAATATTTTTTGAAAGTACAATTGAACAAGATGATTTCACTAAATTAAAAGATGGTTACACAGTATTAGATAGTAAAGATAATGTTTGTTATTTTAAACGTAATACATTGGCTGATTTCTTAGAAAAAAGAAAGACACCATTTAGAAGTGTTAATGCAGCTGTAAGATTATTAGAATGTAAAAAACATGATTTCTTTGAAGGTGAGCGTAATGTGTGGTATGTAGAAATGCCTGAGTTTGTTAACCATCAAAAGATTAAACCAAAAAATCAACAACCCGAACTTAGTGAAATGGATGATGAGTACCACAGCAAATTTAGGACTCCAGAAACAAAAACAGATCTATCAAAAAACGATTAAGATCTTTGGTCCACCAGGAACAGGAAAGACTTGGACTTTGATAGAACGAGTTGTTAAAAAATATTTAAAGAATGGTGTAGATCCAGAACAAATTGCATTTATATCTTTTACTAATAAAGCTGTAGATACTGCAAAGATTAGAGCGCTAGAAGCGTTTCCACATTTAGACAGTAAATCATTTTCTAGATTTAAAACTTTGCATTCATATTGCAGGAGATATTTTGAAGAAGAAATCTTCGATACTAAAGATTGTATGATTGATTATGCACTTACAAATAATTTTGTAAAAAGATCTGACAATAGATTATCACAAGATAACTTTACTTATTCCGATTGGTCGCTTGGTATTTATGACAAAGCTAGAAACTTATTAGAAGATCCTGTGTTAGTTTATAAAAGAGAATCTCAAAAGAAAGATAACCTAGATGTGTTTACAAGAAAGATTAGCACTTACGAACATTATAAAACTGGTGGTGGCGAAAGATCTTTTTTAGATTTTACAGATATGATTGAACGAGCTTTGCATGAAGTAGAGTTTCCAAAGCTTGAGGTATTGATACTAGATGAAGCTCAAGACTTTACTCCATTACAATGGTCATTGATCTATAAGATGTCGGATAATGTAAAAAGAATTTATCTTGCAGGAGATGATGACCAAGCAATCTATCAATGGAATGGTGCAGATACAAAATATTTTACAAAATATTTCCCTGGACGAAAAGTTGTATTGCGTAAGACCAGAAGATTTGGACAAGCTATACACCAATTCTCACAGATAGTTAGAAAAGGTATCTTAGATAGTGTTGATAAAACATTTGAACCCTTGGTTAAAGAAGGAATTGTAAAAAGATATTTAAGTTTCAAAGAAATACCTTTTGAAAAAGATGAGGGTAAATGGTTTTTACTTGGTAGAATTCATACAACTGTGAACGAGTTGAAAGCTTTAGCTAAAGATGCAGGTATATATTTTGCAGATAACAAAGGTCAAAAATCTTTTGATATGAATCAATGGCAAGCTATCAAAGCCTGGACAGCTATCTCAAACGGTAGAGAGATAATGAAAAAAGAAGCTGAGGCTATGTTTAAATACATCAGAGAAGTTACAGATCCAGATTATAGAACTCCTAAGTTTTGGTCTAAAGAACCAGATTATAAACGATATGATTTTACTGCACTCAAAGAATGGTGTGGATTAGATTTACCCGATGAAGCACAAAAGAAAGCTTGGTGGTGGATATTAAGACGTAACTTTAAACCAAGACAAGTAATTTATTTTTTAAGATTATTAAAAAGATATAAACAAGCTAAGTTAGATGAACCACCTAACGTAATTATTGATACCATACATTCAGTAAAGGGGGACGAAGCTAATCATGTTTTATTATACTCCAAAGCTAACTGGCCATCAAGTTATCGACACAAGGATAAAGATGAGAAATCAAATGAAAAGAAAGTTTGGTATACAGGAGTAACAAGAGCAAGAGATAGTTTGCATTTATTAAGCACAGACTATAAATATCATTATCCAATTGGAGAAGATTATTTAGTATATGTACAAGGAAACAAATGAATCATTTAGATCTTTTTAGCGGTATTGGTGGATTTAGTTTAGCCTTAGAAAAAGTAGGATTTAAAACAATAGCCTTCTGCGAAAGAGATGAATATTGCAGATTGTTGCTGCAAAAACATTGGAAAGGAGTTAAGATATATAATGATATTAAGAAATTGGAAGGAAAGGACATCAAAGAAAAAGTCGACATCCTCACAGGTGGTTTCCCCTGCCAACCCTACAGCGTTGCAGGAAAACAAAAAGGAACCAATGACGATAGATATCTCTGGCCAGAAATGTTTAGAGTCATTAAAGAAGTCCAACCCACCTTCATTATTGCAGAAAATGTCAGAGGTCTTATTAACATCCAAGACGGCATGGTCTTCGAGACAGTGTGCTCTGATTTGGAAAGTGAAGGCTTCGAAGTCCAAACGTTTGTTATTCCAGCTGCAGGCGTCGGCGCGCCCCACAAAAGAGACAGAGTCTGGATTGTGGGCTACTCCAAACACAATGGATCACTTACCTCCAAGATCAAAAGAGGGAACAATGAAATTAATGCAGGGGCACAGGAAAGGCAGAACGAGACCATCGAATCTGAGAGAGCAAGTGGATCCAGAAACAATGAGGTTATGGAGAACTCCAGACGCACATTGCGACAGGGGAGCAAGCTCAGCAAAAAGAATGCAGATGAAAGTAGAAAAGAAAATGCCAATCAGTTTGAACGATCAAGTAGCACATCCAAACATAATGTGGCCGACACCGAGAGAGTTTATGTACAAGGACAGCAAGGTAGATCGAGGCAAGAGCAATCTAGGGGAAAAAGTTGGTGGGAGTTTGAACCCAATGTGGGTAGAGTGGCTAATGGGGTACCCGGGCGGGTATACCGACTTAAAGCATTGGGAAACTCTATCGTCCCGCAAATCGCAGAAGAAATAGGAAGGGCAATATGGAAAGTAACAAAGAACCAAAACTAAGAATACTAAGCCTTGGAGCAGGCGTACAGAGCTCTACAATGGCCTTGATGGCAGATGCTGGAGAGTTTGGTGTAAAGCCAGACGCAGCTATCTTCGCTGATACGGGTTGGGAACCTGAACCTGTAATAAAACATTTAGAGTATCTAAAGTCAGTATTAAGTTATCCTGTGTATTTAGTTAAGAAAGGTAATATCCAAGATGACATCCTCACGGCTCTCGCACCAGGTGGTAATCAATTTGCTTCTGCACCATTCTATACTTTAAACGAACAAGGTAAGAAAGGTATGGGTAGAAGACAATGTACAAGAGAATACAAGATTACTCCGATTGCTAAAAAGATTAGAGAACTATGTGGACTTAAACCAAGACAAAGATTTCCAAAAACAGAATTTGTAGAAGTTTGGGTTGGTATATCAACTGATGAAATTATGCGTATGAAGCCTTCAAGATTTTGGTGGCAGAAAAATGTATGGCCATTGATAGATAAAAAAATGTCAAGAGAGGATTGTTTAAAATGGTATGAAGGTAAAGGATTTAAAATACCAGTTAAGAGTGCATGCATTGGATGTCCATTTCATGATGATAAGTTTTGGATTGATATGAGAGACAACCGTCCGAAAGAATTTGCATCTGCTGTAGAATTTGATAAAAAGATGCGTATGCATAACCCTAAAGTTAAAAACTTTGTACATCGACAATGTGTACCATTAGATGAGGTTAAGTTCAAAGATGATGAGGGTCCAGATTTATTTAATCAAGAATGTGAAGGGATGTGTGGTGTATGACCAATAAAGATTTATTAGAAGAAGCTTTTCCGCAAAGTAAACAGATTGGCGGAAATCATTATAAGGAGTTTCGTATACAGCCTTATGAATTTATTAGTAAAAACAATTTAACGTTCTTCCAAGGCAACGTAATTAAATATGTTTGTAGATATATGAATAAAAATGGTATCGAGGATTTAGAAAAGATTAAACACTATTGTGATTTAGAAATACTTAAACTTAAAGACATGAAAAAAAAGAAATGATTGGAGACAGAGATCTTGGTAAAAATTGGCACCTTAGATTTCGAAAGATAATAGATAAGTTAAAACAAAAAAATGAAAAACTATACTTAGAGAACCAAGTAATGAAACGACGACTAGAAAAGTATGAAGGATCACGAGCAATGGTAACGTACTACAACAAAAAGGTATCAGTATGACAGGATTACAATTTACATTTAACTTTAAAAAACATATTTGGTCATGTCCATCAGAGTATAAAGACTTATCAAAGTATGATGAGATTGCAATTGACTTAGAAACAAGAGATGAAGGTATTAATAATAAATTAGGAGCAGGTTGGGCAACTGGTAATGGCTATGTGATTGGTTTTGCTGTAGCTGTAGAAGGTTGGCAAGGATATTATCCATTTAAACATTTTGGTGGTGGCAATATGATCGAGCCACAAGTTTTACAATACATGAAAGATGTTTGTAAGTTACCTGCAAGAAAAATATTTCATAACGCACAATACGATGTTGGATGGTTAAGACATATGGGTATTGAAGTTAATGGTGAAATAGTAGATACGATGATAGCTGCGGGTATCATTGATGAAAACAGATGGTCTTATAGTTTAAATGCATTGGCTAAAGATTATCTTGGTGAGCTGAAGTCCGAAAACGATTTAAAAGAAGCTGCAAAAGATCATGGTATAGATCCTAAAGCAGAGATGTGGAAGTTACCTGCAGAGCATGTCGGGTTCTATGCGGAACAAGATGCACGCCTCACGTACCTATTATGGCAAAGATTTAAGCCAGAAATTTACAATCAAAACTTAGAAACGATTTGGGAGTTAGAAGCTAAACTACTTCCAATATTAATTAAGATGAGGGAAAAAGGGGTTTTGGTTGACGTAGATAAAGCTCATGCTTTAAAGAAAGAGTTCCAATTACAGGAGAAAACTTATTTACAAAAAATAAAGCAATTAGTAGGAAAAGACATAGACATATGGGCAGCACGACAAATAGGAGAAGCTTACGATAAATTAGGGATAGATTATCCACGTACTGACAAAACTCATGAGCCATCTTTTACATCCAATTGGTTAGCTAATTCGAAACACGAAATAAGTAAATATATAGCACAGGCTAGAGAGATCAACAAGTTTCATGGTACATTCCTGGATTCAATTTTAAGATATGAACATAATGGGAGAATACATGGTGAGATTAATCAATTACGTAGCGACAGTGGTGGGACCGTTTCTGGCCGTCTGTCTATGGCTAATCCTAATCTTCAACAGCTACCCGCTCGTAATAAAGACTTTGGCCCAAAAATCCGAGGTCTCTTCTTACCAGAGCCAGGCTGTAGATGGGGATCATTTGACTATAGTCAGCAAGAACCAAGAATGGTAGTTCACTATGCAGCCTCTATAGGAGAAGGATACGAGGGATCCAATGAACTTGTAGAGGCATATGCAAATTCTGAGACAGACTTTCATCAAACTGTAGCTGATTTAGCAGGCATAGAAAGGAAACAAGCAAAGACAATAGGATTAGGACTAATGTACGGTATGGGAAAGAATAAACTGGCCAATTCTCTTGGATTATCAACAGAAGAAGCGTCAGCGCTAATAGCAAAATATAATAGAAAGGTACCATTTGTGAAGCTATTATCTGATAGATGTATGAAAAAAGCAAGCGATGAGGGTATTATTAGAACTAAGAAAGGTCGTAAGTGTAGATTTGATATGTGGGAGCCAAGAGATTTTGGTATTCACACACCAGAAACATTTGAAAACGCATCTTCAAAATACGGCAGACAAAATATTAAAAGAGCCTTTACCTACAAAGCATTAAATAGATTGATCCAAGGATCTGCAGCTGATCAAACAAAACAAGCAATTGTAAGTTGTTATGAGGCTGGATACTTACCTAAAATACAAATACATGATGAATTATGTTTTGATATTAAGGATGAAAATGATATAAATACCATTAAAGAAACAATGGAAACTTGTATGGAATTTAAAGTGCCAAGTAAAGTAGATGTAGCATTGGGAGATGACTTTGGACAAGCTTCATAAAAATATAGTTGTAGGCCATGGAGAAGTTATTTGGCCTTTGTACATGATCTTTAAAGAGAGGCTACAGATAAAACAATTTAAAGATATTAAAATAATACACAACACACACGCAGAATTTAAAGCAACTATAAGAGGGGATATAGAGACAAAGGGTTTATTGTGTCCATTAGTAGTTGATGAAAAATTACAATTAAGAAATGGTAATCATAGATTCAAAGCTATTAAAAAACATGGAGATGCAAGTTTATTTTACGTTGCTAAGTCAGATGAAGAAGTAAATTTTTTTTCTAGATTAAATGTTTTAACCTGGGAGCTACATCCTGATGTATCAAACTTAATGGAGAAACTATGGCAAGGGAAAATGAAAAAGTATACCGAGAAAGTCCCACACATCTTCCAAGAAAATGTAAGGACTGTAGATCTAAAATAGCAGTCATAATAGAGAACAACGAATATTTTTGTGCTGAGTGTGCATGGCACAAAATCTGTTTAAAAGAGGGCAAGAACCCCCTAATCAAATGAATGATTTTTTAGAAAAAATTTTAACTAGTTAATTAACCAGTTTTTTCAACAAAAAGCTCTCTTGCATCAGTAACGCTTTGTGCGTTAATAGCATTTTTAAGCTCTTTAATTTTAATATCAATCCACTTCATGTCAGTAGTAACTCTACCCTGCGCTAACGCCTGTGATGCCCATTTGGACTCCAGCAGAAGTTTCTCCGATATTAACTTTTGTAGTGCCATTATCTAGCTCCTCATAAGTTAGATGGTATCGACGCATTCCTCGACCGAAACCATCCTTTTTAACCGAATATAAACCTTGGTTTAAATTCGATGCGAAGTTTTTAATCGCCTCTTCATCGTCAGCAGCGTTTACGACACTAGTAAAATACAGTCCAGCTGCATAACATTGAAAGCGATATTGCTTCATGTGATAATCTTATCAACTATTTAGTGTAAAATCAAGTGTTTTTGTGTTCTTTGTCAACCAGGCAGGTTATTCTTAATTCAAGTATTTGAAAACCATTTGCAGTGAAATTATTGGCCATTTCATTGGCTTTTTGATTAGAAAATGCTTTACAGTCTTCTAAATTGTAATATTTTATTGGATCTTCATGAAAATTAAAGCATTGAGGCATGTCCGAAACAGGATTTAATAAACAAATCATACCCGCTATAAAATATTCTTTCATAATTTATTATATCATATTTTTGTCTTGACAACTTACATGGGATTTCTTATGTAGATGGGACAAGGAGAAAAACAATGAACTTAAAAAGTAAATCAAAAATATTTAGATCTTTGGTTGAGAAGATGGACTTAGCATTATCTGAAGGAAAAAGTTTTGATGAGATATCAGATAAACTAAAAAATGTTCATATCAAACACAAGGACGAATATCAAAAACCATTACACACAGATCTGTGTGATATCTTAGCTATGAATGAATTGGAGTCTAGATGAACTTGATTCATATTTTAGCATTTATAATTTTACTGTGTTTCATGTTTCCTAAATTAGCATTAGTCATGTTAGGAGTTTTATGGGTAATGTAGATTGGAAAGATAGACAGTATAAAGCTCACTATCGATTGAGCAAAAAAAGAGGTTGGGACTTCAGTGACAACAATCCATACTTTGAAAGAATGTGTATTGTATTACCAAATCCTAAAATTAAAACAAAACAACAGATGAAACAGGAGTTAAAAAAACATGGATATAAATAAATTTAAATCAGTTGCAGTAAGAAAAGCAGATTATGATACTTTGCAAGGACTTTGTAATCATAAGTTTAGATCACCTGCATCAATGATTTCAAAACTTGTAAATGAATATGTAGAATACCAGGCAATGAAAAATAAATTTTCTATCCCTGAGTATAAAGAATTAGTTTTAAAAATGGATCCAAAATTAATTAAAAAGGAGGACTTAGATGGACGAAATATCAAAGCTAAAAGCAACAATAGTAAGGTTGGAAAAAAGCTTAAAAGATACTCAAGAAAGTCTAGATAAGTTACAGAAAAATGTAATTAAAAGTTGTGATGATGCTATCGCAATTTTAAGGGACAATGAACATTATCATAAACTTGATGATTATACGGAGAGTAAAGAATGATGTCTGATAAGGATTGTATTGACTTTGATAATTACCTTGATGATCTAAAAAAAGGAGAGCGAGTTATTAAAGTTAATAATTATATTCGACACCATGTGCATGCAGTTCAGAATGGTCATGATATTACTATCTTAACTGGTGACGAGAAAAATTTAGACAGTGTAGTCACACAAGTGTTCAAGTGTCGTTGGCCTAAAAATCGTAACCCTAGAAATAAACCCTTTACTTATGTCAAAAAAGAAATATAAGAAAAATATGAATATAAAATTTGGTGAACCCTACAAGATTTGTAAGAATTGCAAGGGCAATGGCTATGTCAGAATAGCCATGTATGAAGAAACGCAAACTTGCAAAGAGTGTGGAGGAGCAGGTCACTTTGAAAATGTTAAACGAACCACGGATCAAGACCCAGTTGTAGAAACACAATATGTGTTAAAGCTGATCAAGTTATTAGAGGAGTTTGTAAAACGTGGCTCGAAAACAACAATCCACTAGTCCATTTTTAGATAGTCTTAAAATCCTAGCCAACAAATTAGAGAAAAAAGATTACTCTAAAGTCACAAGCATCATGTTTAGATTATACATGGGCGATAAGTGTGGTTATAAAGAAACGTTTGATCCTCAAGTAATGGCTGATATCCAGGCTGTGTGGCAGTTTGGAAAAGAAAAAAAAGTTAAAAGTAAGGCTAAACTTTACAAATTAAAGGTCATCAAAGGTGGAAAAAACGCAGATAAATCATTATAATAGATCCATGGCTAGAGATATTTTCACGAAGCACGAAGATCAACCTAAACACTCTGGAGAGGATATACACCAAATCATTGATGGTGTACATATTGATTATGAAAAATCAAAAAAATCTCGTAGAGATATAGAAGGAACTATCTACCATCGTGACTTACTCTCTTTCCTTATTAAAACTTATGGGCACTAGTTTTGCAGCTCAGTTGTTGAGCACTGAAGTAGAACCTGAAGAAAAATTATGGAGAGGAGTGTTAGTCAATGCCATCGAAGACGCAGGATCCAGGTCTCAAGAAAGAAAGCCTTCAATTTATAAATGTGAGGCTCATACATGGATTATGTCGAATACTACTGATTTTCATACTGTTTGTTATTATGCTGGTTTTGAGCCTGAGCATGTAAAAGAACGATATAAAATGGCTATTATGAAAGGCGATATAGCCTTCAGTCCAAGGAACTTTGCCTGGAAAAAATATTCACTACAATTTACTAAGTATCGAAATTGTAAGGAAGAAGAATCTAAAAAATATCACCGAAAACATCTAGAACATTTAAGGCACGCAGTTGATTTGTGTACTACTGCATTTATTTCAAATTTAGTAACATCAATATAAATAAAAAGGGCAGCACCAGTCTCCCGGTAGCTGCCCTTTTCCAACTAACTTAGAAAGAATGATTATGAAACATAATCAAGCGTTCGCATTAGTTTATTTTGATTAAATAGTCAAGTCATTTTTTCCTCCTTAGTTGATTCAAAGAGCGTAATATGAAAAAAAGCTAACATTTACTCTTACACCTTATCAAATTGGTCACAGGGGTCAAGTAAAATGTGTAGTTTATAATGGTTCTAAGGTACACGCTCCTAGAACCAGATATCAAAAAGCTAGGTTTTACGTGGTTTCTCCTAGATTTTGGTATATACCCACTGCTTAGAAAAAAAAATTAAAAAAAACTTTTTAGAAAAAATAGCCTTTTTTTCTAGGAGTCTAGGAGTAATTGACTATTATTCGCTAATACCAACACTTATTTACTCCTAGATTTACTCCTAGAACCAGTTTTACTCCTAGAAATTTCTAGGAGTAACTATACTCCTTACGAGTGGGGGGTAGAAATTTTTACTAAGGAGTTTTATTTTCTAAGGAAGGGGTATATAGTAATTACGTGCCAAAAAAGTCAAATCAGTTAAAAACAATATCAGAACTTACACCTAAACAACGTAAGTTTGTTGATATTTATGTTTCCAATTATGGCGAAATTTCGAAAGTAGAGGCTGCTAAGCAAGCGGGTTTTACTTCAACAAATAAATATGGACCTACAGATCAAGCTAGTAGGTTATTAAATCCAGATAAGAATCCTCATGTAGTTAGATATTTTGAAAAACGTATGGCTCAAGAACTAGAGAAAGAAGAGAAAGATAAATTATTGTCATACAAGCACTACAACAGAATGCGAGATGTGTCAGAGAAAAAAGGCCAGATGACAGCAGCAATTACTGCTCAGTTTAGAAGAGATCAGATGGCAGGACACTTTGTAGATAGGAAAGAAATAAGCCATATAGGTTTAGAAGGTATGAACCGAGAACAACTGGAGAAGAGACTTGAGGAGCTTGAATCAAAAATCGGCGAAGCAAAAAACATCATTGACGTTACGCCAATTGAAACTAGTACAGAGTAAGGATTGGAAAGATTTCTTGACAGTATTCAATGAAGTCCATAATAGTACTCTTACTACAAAACTTGGTATTGTATCTGTATTAACAAAGGACGATTATGAAAAGTAAAAGATTAAACAGAAAGAAAGCATTAGAACTTAATATAAAATTTCCAAAAGAAAAAATTGAAAGATATCCGTTTGTAGAAGTACATTGGGTAGATATTGTTGGAGAGTCAGGTTGGCAAACTTTTGATCAATTGATGAAGTCAGGACTTGGTAGAATGGTTTCAAGAGGTTGGTTGCTCTCACGTGAAAAAGGCATAACTAGAATCTTTTGTGACTATGGTCTTAAAGATGGAAAGGAAGGCGATGAAGGTTATATTGAAACTATTGGTGGTAGCACTATTATTCCTAATTCCGTCATCACTAAAATCGTCGAGCTTTAATGAGCGGATTGGAGTTATTTTTATTAATAGAGATGGTGGCTATAGCTTATTATCTTTCAAAATAAATCAGCCCTGTGATGTTTGGTGGCAAAATAATCTTGTAATCATCGAAAAAGATAACCCAGCAGAGTTTGAAAATTGGGTTGAACATCGTATTTTTAATGAGCCTGTGATAGGCAAAATTTGCAATTATTGACCGATTAAATTATGGCTCAAAACAAAGAAACTAGGATATGGCAAGAACTAAAAAATTTAGATAAAGATTGGCATTTTACCCGCATAGAATCTAGCACAGTTAATGGTATTCCAGATGTGCACTGTGTCGTAAATAAGCAAGTTTTTTGGATAGAACTCAAAGCCAACACCAGCAAGAATTGTGGTCTTTCAAAGTATCAAATTAATTGGCATATTAAATATTTGAAAGCAGGTGGTAGAGCGTATATCTTGAATAGGCCCCTCTTGCAGAGCGCCTATGAACTTCTGGCCGTGAGCCGTGAGTCCCGAACCCCGATCCCGTTGGCACGCCACACGGATCTTAGAACCTTAATCACCTTCGCAGCGCAGCTGGGCACTGGCGCATCCTCCCGGGTCCCCGATCCCCGTCCCGAATCCCGTTAAATAACGATAATAGAACCATTGAACTCTGGCCTGGTGAGCTGGGAGACGCGGCTCAGGAGCAGCTCACCCCCGATCCCGAAGCCCGATTATCAAGGAGAAATGTGGAAGAACTTAGGGCATCACCAGCTGGGAACTGGCGCTGCTGGTCAGGAGATGGTAAAGTTTCTTGGGGCGTGGGTATGGTTTATTTTCATTTTCCTTTCTCGACCCACGACCCCGTTCCCGTTACGAAAAGCTACCCTGCTTTTCTGAACTAAGCCATCAGGAGCTGGCCAGGCGTGCAGCTGGCAGCAGAGGATCCTATTTCGGTAAATT